CCAATAACGATAATTTCCGAAAAATGACTAACTGGTGGACATGTATACACAGAACCTGAGTTAATTAAATACCCAGGAGCAACAAGTGCTGACCATAAAAGTGTATCAGCAGCTTGAGAACCACTCCATAAAGTACCTAATATAAAACTTTCTCTCGTCAAAAGATTAGAAAAAGCCAATGGATCATCTTCATCAACTCCTGCAACAGTTGGACTAATAGTGACCTCATTCTTTGGATCTAATGTAAGCTTATCTATAGGCATACGTGTTTCTGAATTAGCGAAAGCATGAAATGTTTTAGGTTGAAAACCATGAACATCATCAATAATAGGCGGGTTGGAATATCCAAACAACCGCGCTATACTTGATATAGCTCTTGCTCCAATACTAGTAGCATTAGCAAAAGGACCTATAACAGGAACATTTACCAACTTTGCTGCTATATTAGCAGCAGCAGTAGATGGTCCTGAAATAGTCCCCGATGAAGTTTCATATTCATCAGATTGCAATGCAAGTTTTGTAGTAGGTCCCATTAATTGAACCTCTTCAGCCCAGGCATAAACAGAAACATTCACACCCGCACCGGCAACACCATTAGCAGAACGTAAATTTGCATATTGCAAAATTTGTAATTGTCCCATCGCTGAAAACTCAAAATTGGTAGTAAGATCTAACCAATTTTTCGGCCATAAAAATGGTAAAACCATCTCAGCAGAGGACATATTCTGTGGTTCTAAATATAAACCTGGTGTTTGAGAAAAAGGAACTTGATCTGCTACATTTACATAGTCAGATCGTTCATCACCAAGAGGAAAATAACAAGCTCGTAAACTACCATAATAAAAAGGAGAAGCATTTAAAATAAATTTTAAATGCAACTTACATTGAATTCTGGCATAATTGTCAATTTTCTTCTTTATATGAACATCATTAAAAAATAAGTCCCAGGGGCTATATGTTTGTTGATAAAAAGTGCTTTCCTGCCAAATAAAATTGATAATTCTAACTGGTCGACTCAAAAAAGAGCCTAAACCTGCTAAAGTATCAGAATCAGCATCATAATCACCATTAGACATATTACCCATATAAATTTGCTCTGAAAGAGCATCATCTTTAAACTGAATATTTTCAGCTTGAGTAACAGATTCAGAAGTATTTTCTGTATCTGTCACTTCCTCAGATTGAACACAAAGTTCATCTGCCATCCATGTGCATCTAAAACATGCACATGGGGATTCGGTATTTTCTGATTTTTGATTACTAGATATAGAGGTAATCAGTTCCTCCTCCATATCATTATTGTAACAATTGTGTAAAAAATTTCCGGAATTATAAAATCCCCACGATTTATCTTCCATTGTCGTGAGTAGGGGTGGTAATAGGGGTTAACATCCTATCTGTAAATACAGACTTTTGGGAACACCAATGTGAACCTCGCGTACATCCCATCTCCCAAGTTTACCAGACTTTAGGATAGGTAACTATGTAACTTACGTCTACATTTTGGTTTAAAGGACCTTATAGATTAGGCCCAAATTTAAGATTACCACTTAAATCTAATATCACGTGAAGCTTCCTTATAATCAATAATCATATTATCAAAATCTGGAAAATCACGAACAACATAAGGTTGTAATCCTTTTTTAGCAATTACTTCTAAAAACATAGAACGTTTTTCCTCAAAAACCGTTCTACCATAATAAAAATACTCACCTAAAGCATTATATATCAGATCAACAGCTTGCCTTTCAGGACAAACTACTTTACTGGGTAAACATTTAGTAAGCATCTTAGCAATAGAATCTTCTTCTAATTGAGCAACATGAGCATTCAACTCAGATTCCCAACGCCAAGCACGCTTCAAAAAACTAATTTGATTAATATTAATAAAAGGTATACTCACTGACTCCTTATCAGCCATAGTATACTTTACACCAATCTTCTCCATCTCAGCTTGAATAATAGTATGATCAAAATTCTTTGCGAGTTGTGAAACTCCCATAGTATTATCATCACCATACGTTATTAAATGAACTTGTTTCTTAAAAAGTGATAAAATATTACCACCTTTAACCCAAGCATAACGCATGTACATAGCATTTACCATCGAATTAATAATTACAGTTAATGGGTGACCTGAAGGATTAGATCCCCAAAATTCAACCAAATCACCGTTCATATTACATAAAGGAAAAGCAGTATCAGCTCCAATACAAGAAACTATACAACGATCCTTTTCAGACCAACCAGCTTTTGTAATAATTATATCTATAACTTTAAAAGCAGCTAAAATCCATTGCGCACTCATTCTCTTATCAAATTTAGAGAAATCGCCTGCAATCATACGATCCTTACCAAAATAAGTCAAATAACGATACATTTCTTCCCACTCCATAGAAGTAGCATTAGTACCAGGAGCAGCTTCAAAAGTATATTTATTATTTTGTAATACTCTAACAAAAGTTAAAAGATATTTACGCATAACAAATGACCAATCAGCTGGAGCACCTAGAAAAACTCTAGTAGCACCTGATTCTATTTTAGAAAACTTAGTTGGTTCATCTTTTAGATGAGCCATAAAAACAGGCATATAACGTTGACCAGTTTCATATTTTGAAATTATTCTATTTACACGATTGTAAAAAGAATCATCAAAATCAACTGCATCATTCCAGATTTCCTCCTGATGAGGTTCTGTCATAAAGAATTTCTTCTTCTTATTATATGGCCATCCCATAGAAGTGTTACGATTCATCTTATCAACATACTTAACACCAGGAATACCATTAACTGTAGCTAAATCTGAAAGAATTATCATTTCTGCCAAATCTTCAGCATTTAGTTCAGATAAAATATCACTAGCATAAGCTTGAACACAATCATCAATAACACTTTGTTCAGCTTGAAAAGTTTGCTGAACTATATCAGTTGTTGCCAAATGCCAAGGTTTATAACCAGACATAACAGGCTTATCAGTCTTTATCTGATAACCACGCTCCACCATTTCATCACAAATATGTGTTTTCATAACTTTAGAAGAATGACTAGGTCTCCAACCTGGAAAACTTCCATAAGCATAACCAACTCCTTCTTCAATAAAACGAACTGGAGCTTTATAATGTATTGGATCCAATAAAACTGGTTTATCTTGTGGGTCACATAAATATGGAGCACCACTTTGCACCATTGGTTCACCAAAATGCAATAAAGCCAAATCTACTTGTGTACGAGAAATTTGTACACTTTGACTTAAATTATTAGAACCACCTAAAATATGTAGTCCTAAAA